ATGAGCTTCAACATTCCATCCTGGAGGCATTTCAGCAGGTACAACACCCATTAAATATTCTTCAAGTGCAACATTATTTACAACTATTAATTTTTTATGATAGTTATAAATTACGATTTCGCCCCTGTACCATCTTTTTTTGGTAGCCAAGAAGCCTTTTGGTTCTTTATTTTGGATAATTATAAAATTTGTGCCTAAATTATAATATTTACCATTAATTTTTATGACCAAAGTATCATTGTGAGCTTTAATCGTATATGGTACAAGCGCTTTGGTATAATAAAGGGGTTTTTTGCTTCTGCCGTATACAATTTGTCCGGCTTTTGAAGTACCATAGGTTTGTTTAATATTTTCTTCCAAGCCTATTTTGATTGCATGACATGGAGCAATATTAATAAATAATGCTAAAACTGATATTATTAATGTGATGCAATACTTTTTCATAATTAAATTTTATTAAGACTTGTCTGAATAGTCATCAAACAAATACAGTATTTATTCTCCTGTAGTATTTTCAAACGCTGCTATAATTTTAAAAGATACCTCGCGCTGCGCCTCTTCTTCCATGGCTTTTAGGTATTCAAGTGCCATAAAATATTTAGCATTTTCATCTTGTCTTTTGTGCCAAAAGCAGTCAAAATTGCTTTGTCCTGCTTCTATATCAGGTTCAACACCAAGATTCTTTGCTTCTTTTATTATAATCAGCAAATTTAATCGAAAGGTCATCCTTTTCAATTTTGAGCTTTTTAAGTTCAGCTCTTAATTTCATTGCTTTCAGCATTTTTTAATACCTCCAATTTTTTTCTTAACTCAATTTTTTTGCGATTTAATCCATCATTTTTCAATTTTAAATATTCCTGACTTCTGGCATGGACTTCTGTCTGAGGATAAGCAGGAAAGGTGCAGACGGAAACCTCGTCAAATTCAAGCTCTGTAACCGTCCATAACACAGTACCGTCACTGCGTTCTTCAACATTTTCACTTATCGGATAAAATCCAAAGCTGCATCCGGAAATATCTCCACGCTTGACTCTTTCATAAATATTAATCGCTTCGGTATCGTTTTCGTTGATCTTTATCGAACCAAATAATCCGTGACTGTCTGCACGCAAAGTCAGCGTACCTGCTGCCGTTCTGCCAAGAACTGTTCCGCTTTCATGATTGAATAACGCACGTATATCACTGTCTTTCAATGCGGAATCAAATGCACTCCGTGATATCTTTTCATAAACGTTATCCCAAAGCTGTACTTCCTGATCAAAAACTACAAAATATCCATCTATGTATTTTCCGTTTGTTTCATCACGAGTGCGGAAATCGGATTTTATGTAGCTGTTTCGTTTATTCTTCATGGTTTATCCCTCCTTTAATCTAGCTTTTTCTGATCGCCTAAACGATCGACCGGAATATAGTTTTCAAGAACGTTGTATTCGTTCATAGCAGGATTATCAACCGGCGAATAATCAAATTCACACCGCATTTCATTGCGGTTCATCGCTCCTGCTCCTACCATCTGCTTTGCAAAAGAGATCTTATCACTCAAACTATACTGCATGAGAGACTTAGAATTAAACTTGAAATATCTGTCATCAGCATAGATAATCTTTTTAGTCAGCTCCTGCTCAATTATACGAGCATAGCTCATGACGATCGTATTAATGAAATTGTTATATTCCTCTACGTTAAACTCGCCGACTCCCACAAGAAAAGAGGGGACTCCAATAGCCGAAGCAACAACCTGCTTATCAAGCGTTATGCTTTCCTGAATGGCAAGGTCTTTCAGCGTAAGCGGCTGAACTGTTTTGACATCAATCTCTCCGCTTGGAATGAGCCATGGTTCACCTCGCTCCGTGTCGTCACGATAACTTCCTAAAATGCTTTGACGCATTTCAGGGTCCTGAAGCTCAGCAGCATCACCGTTGACCGCAATCACAAGTGAGGGCTTCCATTTAGACTTCATGAAGCCTTTCTTTGTTGCGTTGGCTTGAATAAGAGTTTCAATGCTGTCGTCGAGAAGCGGACGTATCCCCTGACCTTTCCAAAAATATTCAGGATGCGGATAAAGCGAAAAATGAAGAACTTCATCCGGACTATATGTTTTACCGGAGTATTTTATTTCATATCCGTTTGGACTTTTATAAAAACTGCAAGATTTTGCACTTAACGGAATCAGATTTTTCAGAAAACCGTCACGGTCAAATTCCGGATAAACCACGCTGTTACCGTAAATGCACATATCTGTAACTATTTTGAATATGAAATTTTTTCTTGTCGTCCAGCTGCAAGGTGCAATATCAATTTTCTTTGCAAGTCTGTCTTTCAGCCGGATATCTCCGTTTTCACTATTTTTCATCAGCATAATAGTCATATTCGATACCGAATCGGCAATTTTATATACATTCCTGAGTATTTCAGCATTATTAGATAGAGAAACATAACCGGTAGGGAGTATATCGTCCTCGCCACGCATCCAAAGAGCTGCATAGCTGTTTATTGATGGCTCTGCTCTTGTTTTCTTTTGGAATAAATTAATTTTTTTCATTGTTTTTACCTCCAAACCAAGTCTTGACAGTTCCGCCCTCGTCCATAGCTTCAAGCATTCGCACAACTGAGAAAACCGATGAATCAAATATATCGATTCTGTCATTAGCTCCGGTTTTTTCGTACTGTATCATATCGTCTGTTTTTTCTACAGCTCTTACATTTTGAACGCAGTATTCAAAAGGTTCTGCATGCAGGTAGTAAAGTTTGCCGTTTTTAGCTTTATCTTCAATATATCGAAAGCCCTCAGATTTTTTATAAAAATACTGAGGCTGATCTATGATCTTAAATTTGCTCTTTTTCATCAAATTGAAGTATTCACGGCAAAATTTTCTGTCATGTCCTACTTCCTTGATATTAAATCCTTTTTTACGCATCGCTATATACCAATTAACTATTTCTGCGTGATTTACTGTAGGATTATTTGACATGGTCAGCCAGCCATCGTCCTGCCATCCAAACAAAGGAATATTATCTTCATCAGCTTTTTCTGCTGCCTTAACGACCGGAAACCAACAATGAGTTATTAAGATCAGAATATCACCGTGAAGCGCCGCAAGCGTTCCAGCGGTAAGATCGTAAAGCTTAGATAAGTCAGAACCTCCATACCATGTGAGATTCATTTTTGCAAGTTCATCAATCGTCCAATTATACTTTCTGTCAGACCGCTTGAACTCGTCAATATTAAAATATGCCTTTAATGCTGTGGTATAAACATTCAGGGACTTTGCAAAAAAGTCTTTTCGCTGCTGCGGATCGTTCTGAGCCTGAAGGCTGTCGTTAAGTATATCCTCCGGTCTGATCGAAACTCCGTAAGCCGGATTAGCTTCAGCGTGGACACGTGGATTTGTATAGTCAATATTTCCGCTTTCATCTGCGTCAGCTTCAGCTATAAATATAAAATATTGTTCGTCTTTAACTATTTTATCAAGAACTTTTTTGCAGTATTTCAGACGATTATAGCAAAAACTGTTCATATTGTCGCCGGCAGTCGTTATGCCTATCATAAGCTTGTTGGTATAGGCTTTCATGGCTTCCTTAAACAGATTGTATTGCTTAGGCTTTGTAAATGCATGAATTTCATCTGCAATCGCTATATTGCAATTGAATGAATCTTGTTTGTCCGGATTTGCCGGAAGGGCACGTACATAAAACATTCCGTCTTCAATTTCTGACGATATTGAATGTTCGTTATTGTTGTCTATGATTCTGAAATTTTCTTCTTCTCCCATGTGGACGATATTATATTTAATAAATCCAAAGCTTTCCATGGCTTGGGAAAGAGCAGCTGCTACAATATATATCTTTGAACCGCTTCGCCTATAAAGGAGTCCCAGAGCATAGGCAAGAGCGCCTGCAAAAGATGTCTTGATATTTTTTCTCGGAATATATATAAAGGCTTCGTGAAAACGATTGATTTTTGTGCCTTTTATTTTAAATCCCAGAAGATTATAAATTATAAATTTATGATATGGTTCAAGCAGAAACGGTGTATCTCTAAGCGGAGTTCCGTCAAGCTTTTCACCTTGCTGGTGACAGAAAGTTGTTTCAATAATCTGAATGCAAAATTCAGCGTCTTTAGGACAAAAATCATATTGACCGCTGTCTATATCATCTAAAAAACGCTCAATTCC